AGCACACTAAACCATCTGACCCAGAGTTCCGTGATAAGAATCCAAAAGGTTCGTGCTTCAATATGATTCGACCAGCAATTAATTTACCATCACCAACTCTGACACAAGCTGGTCAACAGAAAGGTGTAAGTGGTGTTTTTCACTACGCAAAGAATCGTAAGTTGACTATCAAAGAATTGAAGATATTAATGAGCATACCAGATGACTATGTGTTGACTGGTAAGTTTGATCAACAAGCAGAAAGATTGGGTAGAATGGTTGCGCCTAAGATGATGGCTGCACTGTCATCACATGTATATGAAAATATTCTGAAACCATACAAGGAATCGTTATGACTAAGTTTACGTTTGCACAAAGAGAAGAGGGCTTCGACAATCACATAGAACATTCTATTCGTGGTTATACAAATCTCTGGAATGATGTACTCAAGTATTCTGAATACTTTGTTGAAGACTACACTAATGTTGTTGACATTGGTTGCTCTACAGGTAAACTACTTAAGGCAATGATCGCACAGAACACTTTTGCACCACATGCAAACTATGTCGGCATTGAAGTAGAAGAAGATTTTTTTAAATCGTATGATGAAGATGAAGAACAATTTTCACATCTACGTTATCATCGTGGAGATGTTCGTGACTTCAGATTTCTAAATTGTAGTTTGGTTACTTCAATTTTTACTTTACAGTTCATACAGGAAAAAGAAAGATCATCGATCATTAAACAAATCTATGAAGGATTGAATCCAGGTGGCGCTTTCATCTTTGCTGAGAAAACGATTGCTGAATGTTCCAAGATACAAGACATAAGAACATTTACCTACTATGATTATAAACGTGAACATTTTACATCGGATGACATACTCAACAAAGAAAAGCAATTGCGCCACATGATGAAGTTAAACACCAGAAAAGAACTCATCAACAAATGTGCCACAGCTGGATTTGCGTTTGATCGTATCGATTCATTCTGGCAGAATCATAGTTTTACCGCATTTGTTGCCATAAAGTAAACACTTGACAAAGTAGCGGTTTCACGATATAATATCCCTTATGATATATAAGAGGGATACAAAGTTGTCAATTCAACAACACTTGACAAACCTGAGTATGCCATGTATAATGTATGTTCAGTGACAGTTGAGGTTATCGAATGAGCAACATTCAAAATCAAAAGTCCGGTCTTGCCAAACTCATGGCAACCGAAAATCTAGTTGTACAACATGCCAAAGTTTCAACGGCAATGTTCAATCCCAAAACACGTGTTCTAACTTGTCCTATTTGGGAACAAATGTCTGGCGATCTTTATGACTTGTTAATGGGTCATGAAGTTGGTCACGCTATCGACACACCTGCCGATGGTTGGCATGGTGCTGTACATGATCGTGGTCTAAACTACAAAGGCTTTTTGAATGTAGTTGAAGATGCACGTATTGAGAAACGACAGAAACGCCGTTATCCTGGTCTGCGCCGTTCGTTTGTCAACGGCTTCAATGAACTGATGGAAAAAGATTTCTTCGGCTTGAAAGGTCGCAGTGTCAATTCGTTACCGTTCATTGATCGTTTGAATATCTACACAAAGTCTAGTTACTCTTTGTCTGATGTTCGTTTCAATGCAAAAGAGCAAGAGTTTGTCGACCGTATTCAAGAATGCGAAACTTGGGATGATGTTCTCAAACTCACCAATGAGATTTGGGATTACTCAAAAGAAGAACAGTCACAGACTAACACACCTCAAGATGACTTCGGCTTTGGTGATGAAGGTGATGATGATTACCAAACTGAGCCAGGCTCGAATGAGGGTGATGCTGAGACTGATGGTCAAGGAGATGAAGAATCTAAGTCTAAAGCCAAAGGTGAAGACGGTGATCAAGAAACAGAATCATCATCAAGTGGCGATGAACAGTCTGATGAAGATGGTGATGTTGACGGTGAAGATAAAAGTCAATTAAACCGTAACAAAGAATCACAAAGTGTAAATCAAGACCAATCATCTCCTGAGCCACGGTGTGAGACTGATGAAAACTTCCGTCAGAATGAAAACAAACTCATTGCCAAAAACGCACGTGAGTATCGATATCTTGATATTCCCAAGCCTAACTTGACAAGAATTGTCACACCAGCAAAACGTGTTCAAGAGGTTCTGACTGAAGAGTTTTCAAAGCAGCGACCAGAAGCATATGAAACGGTTGCTAATGGTCTGTACAATGATTTTCGCCGCAAGAATGAGCGATTCATTTCATTGTTAGCAAAAGAATTTGAAATGCGTAAGGCTGCTGATAAGTTTTCAAAAGCCAAAGTATCGGCAACTGGCGACATTGATATTAGCCGCATTTTCAAATATCAAATTGATGATAACATTTTCAAAAAAGTAATGCGTGTGCCAAAAGGCAAATCGCATGGTCTTGTTTTGTTGCTTGATAAGTCAGGTTCAATGTCTGATAATTTATCGGCATCATATGAACAGATTTTGATTCTGGCTATGTTTTGTCGCAAAGTAAACATACCATTCACTGCTTATGGTTTTGGTAATGCTGATCATGTTCGTTACAGCATTGACTATCCTGATGAACAAACTGATTACAGAAGCAAAACATCTGAATGTTTTTCAGAAAACAACAATGAAATGTGGTTGTCATCTGTGTATCTGCGTGAGATGATCAATTCTAAAATGAGCAACTCAGAATTTTCTAAAGCAGTCAAGAATATTCTGTGCCTTATGGATGCTTGGCATACTGGTCGTTATGCTGGTGGTAGAAATTTCTATCGTCCACCTTCAGATTCATTGTCGAATACACCAATGACTGAGGCCTTGATTGCTTGTCAACCAATCATCAATGAGTTTCGCACTGTCAATAATCTTGACATTGTGAATCTGTGTGTGGTACATGATGGTGATGCTGATGATATCAATTCGTTTTATGTGACTAACGATGTTGGTACCGTTTCACGTAATTTTTTCAACTCTGGTTATCAAAACGTTTTTCTGTGTGATAAGAAAAACAAGATTCAGCAAGAGTTGACTGGAGGTGATGATGGTGTGCGTATTGCTATTGCTAAATGGTTGACTAAAACAACTGGTGCTAAAATCATCGGTTTCTATTTGGCACCCAATCATCTTTTGAAAGGTGCTGTACGCCGCCGTTTACACAATGCTGAACTTGATGAATTGCGTAAAAACGAACGGCAAAATTTCTTACAAATAAGAGATGCTTACATGAAGTACATCAAAATTGTTCGTAAGGAAAAATTTCTTGAATCAAAGAATCCTGGTTATGAATCATTCTTTATTCTACCCGGTGGTTCTGATTTAAGTGTTGATGATGAGGACTTTGAGGCACCAGAAAAAGTTACCACAACAACCTTGACCAAGGCGTTCAGTAAGTTTGCCAAGAATCGTCAGGTCAATCGTGTTCTGGTATCACGGTTCATTGGTATGATAGCAGTTTGATAACAATCCACCACTTGACAAAGTGGTGGGTTTCATTTATAATAGTAGTTCCTAGTGTGATGGAGAATTTATATTATGGCAACTCGTTCTGATAAGCGACAAGCATTTCTTGATGCTCTTACCGCAACAAACAAATCTACACTGACCCGTACAGAGGTACGCAGTGTTGCCAAAAAGTTAGGCATATCAACTCCGCAATGGTTTATTAAAGATGAGTCTAACAAGGTTAGCAGAGGTCTATACAAAGTCCCATCGGCTGCCTCTGCGCCCGCCTCAGCGGCTTCTATTGAACTCTCAGCGCAGGTTATACCAATGACCAAGACTGAAGTTTCATCGGGTAATCGCATTGCTAATGTGACAACTGATCTTGAGATTGAGAATCTGATTCCTTCTCAATATGACAACTATGTTCCTTTTGGCAACTTTGATGATGTGTTGTCAATTGTGAAATCAAAACAGTTCTTTCCTGTGTTCATTACTGGTCAGTCTGGTAACGGTAAGACCATGAGTATCGAACAGGCTTGTGCCAAAGCAAAACGTAAGTTTATTTGCGTATCAATGACACCTGATTCTGATGAGGGTGACTTGCTTGGTAACTATGTTCTAATCAACGGTCAGATGGAATGGCGTGATGGTCCTGTGACTGTAGCAGCCCGTCAAGGTGCCGTACTCTGTATTGATGAGATTGACTACGGCGCACAAAACTTGTCGTGCTTACAACGGGTGCTTGAGGGTAAGCCATTCTTGCTAAAGAAAAAGAATGAGTTGGTAGTACCTGCATCCGGCTTTACTGTGTTCGCTACTGCTAACACAAAAGGTAAAGGCTCTGAAGATGGTCGTTATATGTTTACCAATGTGTTGAATGAGGCGTTTCTTGAGCGTTTCCCTAACACAATGGAACAACAATGGCCACCAGCACGTATTGAAGAAAAAATCGTCAACAAAGAACTTGATTCTGTCGGTCGTTCTGATGAAGTCTTTGCTAAGAATCTAATTACTTGGGCAAATACAATTCGCAATACGTTTGCTGATGGTGGTTGTGATGAGGTTGTTTCAACCCGCCGTCTGGTTCACATTGTCAAAACATTCGGTATCTACGGTGATAAGAAAAAAGCGATTGAGTATTGCTTGAATCGTTTTGATGCTGATACTAAGATTACCTTTCTTGATCTGTATACTAAGATTGATGCTGGTATTGATCCTAATGCCGCACCAGTTGTCACCGATGAAGTACCGGTAACTAACTCCGAAGAACAACCGTTCTAAGGTAATCTTTCACTTTTGCCAGAGAGAGTGTTGACACACTCTCTCTTTTTTTATATAATGTTAAGTATGTAGAGAAAAGTCGCCTCTACTTTTTTACATTTTTTGTGCGGCTAATTTTTAATGGAGTAAATTGAATGTCTGCTAAAGAGAAAATTCTAAAGTATCTTTCTAAAGATGGTCCCTATAACACGTTGACTGTTGCTCAAGCACAATCACGTTTTGGAATTAGCAATGTTGGCGCACGTATTGAAGAACTTCGTGCTGAGGGACATTGCATCTATACCAACAAGAAAAAACTTAGCAACGGTAAAACAATTACCTACTATCGTCTAGGTAAGCCAACAAGAGAAATGATTGCAATGGCGCATTCAATTCTTGGTGGTCAAGCGTTTGCCTAATTAGGCTAAAAACTGGTGGAGTGAGAGCATATATATTATGTGTTCTCACTCTTTTTTATGGATAGATTATGCAAATACAAGTCGATATTGAACAACTAAGAAAAAACAAACTGTTTGTTGCCACACCCATGTACGGTGGAATGAATCACGGTCTGTACATGAAATCATGTCTTGATCTTCAAACTGTCATGATTAAGTATGGTATTGAAACAAAGTTTTCTTTTCTTTTCAACGAATCTCTCATCACAAGAGCAAGAAATTATCTGGTAGATGAGTTTCTACGCACAGATTTTACACACATGATGTTTATCGATTCGGATATTCATTTTGATCCGAATGATGTTGTTGCTTTACTTGCGCTTGATAAAGATGTTATCGGTGGCCCTTATCCAAAGAAGTCAATCAATTGGAGTAACATTGCTGAGACTGCTCGTCGTCATCCGGATCTAAATCCAAAAGAACTTGAGAATCTTGTTGGTGAGTATGTGTTCAATGTGGTAAAAGGCACACAACAATTTCAAGTATCTGATCCATTAGAAGTAATGGAAATTGGCACGGGTCATATGATGATCAAACGTGGTGTGTTCGATAAAATGAAAGAGGCCTATCCTCAAATCAAATACAAACCCGATCATATTGGTCAAGCACACTTTGATGGTTCACGTTACATTCATGCTTACTTTGACACTGTAATCGATACTGTTGATTCATGTGTTGGTGGTGGCTCAGAGCGTTATCTCTCAGAAGATTATATGTTCTGTCAGATGTGGCGTAAGATTGGTGGACAAGTTTGGTTATGTCCATGGATGCGAACACAGCATATTGGTACATATGCATTTACTGGCAACATGCCCGCTGTTGCTCAGTATACTGGTAGACTGTGATCGATTACAAGTACAGTGAAGACCGTATTCTTAAGGACATAAAAGAATATGTTGATAAGACATACGGTCAACACTACTCTCTAAACAAATTCCAAACTTCAGAATTCATCATCGACTGTGGGCATGGTGAAGGATTCTTCATTGGTAACATCATCAAATATGCACAACGATATGGCAAAAAGAATGGATACAATCGTGATGACTTGATGAAAGTTGTACACTATGCTATAATGGCTTTACACAACCATGATTTGACGAGGAAATAAATTATGAAACTTTCAAATGAAACTTTGTCTGTCTTGAAAAACTTTGCCAGTATCAATCAAGGCATTGTTTTCAAACCAGGCAAAACAATTCGTACCATTTCTACACATAAGAATATTCTTGCTGAGGCTGTTGTCTCTGAAGAGATTCCAAAAGAGTTTGGTGTGTATGATCTAAACAACTTCTTGTCCGTTCTTTCTCTGCACAAAGAAGAGCCAGTCATTGACTTTGATGAGGCAAATGTACTCATCTCTGGTCTACAAGGTCGCAGCAAAATCAAGTATCGTTTCTGTGCTACCAGCATGATTGTTGCTGCACCAGACAAGAATCTGGAACTTAACAACCCAGAAATCAAATTTGATCTAAGTGCCGAAGACTTTGATTGGATTCTTCGTGCTGCTAATGTACTTTCTTCACCACACATTGCCGTTGAATCTGATGGTAGTAAAGTTTCTGTGACTGCATTTGATTTGCAGAATGACGCTGCACATACTGAATCACTTGAAGTCTCAAAGAGTAATGGTGACAAGTACAAGATGTTGTTCAAAACAGAAAACTTGAAGATGCTTGCGGGTGCTTATGCAGTTACAATATCTTCAAAAGGCATTGCACACTTCAAACACAAATCAATGAACATTCAGTATTGGATTGCAACTGAAGCTGGTTCAAAATATGAGAAAGGTTAATCATGGGTAAGTTCGTTGTTTTTACTAATGCAGCAATGAATCATGATGGTGATTCGATTGCTATCAACAAAGATATTGTTGCTTCTGTCTTTGAGTTAATTCAACCAGATACAAATGCTCAACTACAACCAAGAACTGTTATTTACGGTGTCAACAATATTGATTGGCAAGTAAAAGAACCGTATCTTGAAGTGCTTGCAGCATTGAACGCTGACTGATATAATATATTACATTATGATTTTTGTGAAAGGTAACCATGGAACATCTTCTGTGGACAGAAAAGTATCGACCACGAACAGTGGAAGATTGTATTCTACCGGAACGTTTGAAAGCAGTGTTTCAACAATACGTGAACCAGAAGGAGATGCCAAATCTTCTTCTGGCTGGTGGGGCGGGCGTGGGCAAGACTACAATCGCCAAAGCAATGTGCAACGAAATCGGTTGCGACTACATGGTAATCAATGGTTCTGATGAGAACGGTGTCGATACAATTCGTGTCAAAATCAAAAACTATGCATCATCTATTTCTTTGTCTGGTGGCCGAAAGGTTGTCATTCTAGATGAAGCAGATTATCTAACACCAAACGCACAAGCAATTCTGCGTAATGCGATTGAAGAGTTTGCAGCAAACTGTTCTTTCATTTTCACTTGTAACTACAAAAACAAAATCATTGATCCACTACACAGTCGTTGTGCAGTCATTGAATTTAATTTGAAGAATGGTGAAAAAGCACAAATGGCTTCTGCGTTTTTCAAACGCATCACACACATACTCAATACAGAGAAAGTTGAATTTGATGAAAAGGTAATTGCTGAAGTAGTCAAGAAACACTTTCCAGATTTTCGTCGTGTTATTAATGAACTACAACGCTATTCCAAACTCGGCAAGATTGATGTAGGCATCCTCTCTCAGATTGGTGACATCTCTATCACACAGATTGTCAAACATCTGAAAGAAAAAGACTTTACATCCGTCCGTAAATGGGCAGCAAGTACAGACATTGATAACACGACATTCTTTCGCAAACTCTATGATGCTTTGTATGACATTGTAAAGCCTCAGAGTATACCACAAGCAGTTTTAATTCTTGCTGATTATCAGTACAAGCAAGCCTTTGTTGCTGACCATGAAATCAATCTTGTTGCATGTTTGACGGAAATCATGGCTAGTGTGGAGTTCAAATAGGAGTTTGAAATGTATTTACATCATGGTGGTGGACAGTCTTTAGGTTGGTTTGATAGAGAAGAGTTGAAGAGTATACAGAACTCAGTATTTGGTGCAGTTTATTCTTTTGCATTTTTAAACAAAAAACCTGACATTAAAATATTACCTTATGAAATTGAGGAAACTTTTTATATTGGATTATCGGGTGGTGCTGACAATAGTAACTCACTGATCTATGATCAAAAAGATAAAAAGAAAAAAAGAGGTATGTATTATACACTCTTTGCGAAAAGAATGAATCAACATTTTTCTCAGTTTAAAAATGATAGAAAGAAACATTCGGAAAAGAAATATGATCTTTTTAAAGAACATTTTTTACCTTCTTTAAGTCCTGACAATAAAATCTACACCAACATTTGTGTTTCTGGACCAGTTACTAAAGACTATTTGGTTAGAGCCCATTTGAGTTTGGTTGAATCCGAATTCATTTATTGTTATGCTCAAAGATTTAATGATTTACCTCTAATGAACATCGATGAGAATAAACAGAAACATAGAAGTCAAAAGCAAGACTCTATCTCAAAAAGACAAGTAGAATCTATTACTTATGGTAATTTGGAGAAGTTTTTGGTATGAGCAATCCATTTGACTATGCCACAGCCATTCTACAGACTAAGAAACAACTGATCGTAGATGATCTAACTGAGAAAGACTACAATCCATTTCTAGTAAATCGAGCTATATCTCAGCACAAGGACTGTCTTGCGTTTGCAAATGAGATGAATAGTAGGCACTATCTTGAAAAGAAACTACAATTCGACTATTTACTAAATACTGTCAGGTCTATGAAAAGACCATTTGCGAAGTGGGCTAAGGCTGAAAAAAACGATGATTTGGAATGTGTCAAAATGGTCTATGGCCTGTCCGACTCCAAAGCACGTGAGGCTTTGCGACTACTAAGCAAAGAAGAAATCCAACAAATAAAAGAAAAAACCCAGAAGGGTGGATTAGGAAAATGACATGGTGGATATATCTAAGTTTGTTGAAGTTGTTCTTGTAGAAGAGGATGACTTTCTAAAAGTACGAGAAACACTAACACGGATTGGTGTATCATCAAGAAAAGAAAGAGTATTGTATCAGTCTTGCCACATATTGCACAAGCAAGGCAAATATTACATTGTACATTTTAAAGAGTTGTTTGCATTAGATGGTAAACCATCAACGATTACCGAAAACGATATACAAAGACGTAACGCTATTGCCAATTTACTTGAAGAGTGGGGCTTGATTAAAGTTGTGAATTATGATATAATTGAAAACAACATGGCGCCAATTCATCAAATCAAAATCATCTCTTTCAAAGAGAAAGACGATTGGGAATTAGTTGCAAAATATAATATCGGTAAAAAGAAGAAAGAGTAAATGGTGAGTCATCATGAGCAAAGTGAAAAACAATCCGATCAAACTGATAAATAAATACACTAAAGAAGAAGTGTATACTAGGGATTACGATAACGTGATTAAAGAAGGTAGTAACGAGTTTATTAAAGTCTTTAGCCAAAGTAATCCACAAAGAACTTATCTTGTCAACCGCACAGCATTTGTGGTTGCAAGTAAGTCGTGATGCCTTCGGGGTCACGTAATTTAACTTGCTTAAAAAGGAGAAAGCTATGACTATTACTGGTCGATTTGGTCCAATGATTCTAAATCAAACTTTGGGCTTTGAAAATTTTATTCGTGATGTAGAAGCGATTCTTAATGAAACTAAACCAGTCGGAAATTTTCCACCACATAACATCATCAAACTAGATGAGAATAAGTATGCAGTAGAACTTGCCGTTGCTGGTTTCAGTAAAGATGAAATTGATATTCAGGTACAAGAAAATACATTGACTATCAAAGGTGAAAAGATTGAAGGAACACCAAACTTGGAATATCTACATCGTGGTATTGGTACACGTTCTTTCACTAAGTCAATCACTATTGCTGACACCATTGAAGTAAAGGGTGCAGAATATAAAGATGGTATTCTACGCATTGGACTTGAGAACATCGTTCCAGAGCATAAGAAACCACGTAAGATTGAGATTGGTAATGAACTCAAAACATTCCAGCCTCAACTTCTACAAGAAGAAAAACAGGCTGCGTAATGAGTGGGGCGCAAGCCCCACTTTGAAGGATACATGATGGACAAAGACTTACGATCATATCTCAAAATCTATTCTGACTGGCTCACACCAGAAGTGTGTCAAGAGACTGTTGACGAACTTGAAGAAGTAAAGGCAGAGTTTCAAACACACCAGTTCTACGATTATCAAAGTAATACTAATCATTCTTATGAACACGAACTTGCTGTTGCTTGGTCAAATGTAAAGCACAAGAATTACATAATGCAAAGAATCTGGGATGGTCTACAGAGGTATCATCGTGAACTGACTGAATGGGGTTGTGATTGGTATGCCACTTGGCAAGGTTACACAGAAGTTCGTTTCAATCGATATCGTGAAGATACACAGATGAAACTTCACTGCGATCACATTCATTCAATGTTTGATGGCCAGCGCAAAGGTATACCAACACTTACTATTCTTGGTGGTCTGAATGGTGATTATGAAGGTGGTGATCTGGTGTTCTGGCAAGACACCTCTATAACTTTGAAGGCGGGTGAGATTATGATTTTCCCATCAAACTTTCTTTATCCACACAGAGTTGACTTAGTGACGAAAGGCACACGATACTCTTACGTTTCTTGGACATGGTAATGAAACCTAATCAAAATTTTAAAATGAAAAAAGACTTGAAGATTTTATTATCGGGTCTTAGGGGTGATAGTAAATTTGACTACAAGCGTGAGATGATTCAGGCAATTATTGCGCCACGCATCGAATTCAAGAAGAAGAGAAAAGAAGAGACACAAGATGACTGATCTACTAATGGTAAGTCATTTTCACAAAGACTTTCCGTTTAATCACGAATCGTCTTGGTTGAAGGCTGCGTATGCTGGTAGTCATGCCCCTTATGGTTGGCATCCACCAGGACCAGGTAACTGGATAAACACATCTCATCACAAGAGTGTGTATGAGTATCGCCATTATTATGGCACACTTAACGAAGATGAGTTTCTTCGTGCATTAGGTCAACAAGCATCCGAGTATTACTTGTGGAAACACGCACGTGCTGACTTTATCGGGTGTACAACATATCGTCGTTATCTTGATTTCAAACAAGAAACTCCAAATGATATAATAAAAGTTCAAAGAATAGCTACCCAAGAAAATGCTGAATACCTTGCATCTAACGAGCAAAAAGCAGCAGCACTTGAACTACTCAAAACTCACGATGCCATCACGAACAAAGTAGCATCAATGCCAATTTCAGTATATGATCAATATCTTCAGTCTGAACCAGAAGAATATCTTCACTTGATGCTGGATGGAATTGAAAAGTTACTGCCAGATTATAGAAACTCAATGGATTGGTGGTTTCGAAATGAAGCAAGTTTTGAAACATCGTATGTGATGCGTAAACAACTTTTTAGAAAATATGCTTCAGAATTATTTGAAATACTTGAGTATGTGTGGCAAAACGCAAGTAATGTATATCCGACAAAAGTAACAACATCTCAACAATATCCCTGGCGATATCCTGGATTTTTGGGTGAAAGATTCTTGCCATTTTTCTTACATGCCAATAAAACACCCACTGCTAGAGTGGCGTTGATTTTGTTAGTATAATATTCACAAACATTTTTTCGTCGTGCGCTACGTATAGAGTGAGTGCTTACTTATTATGAAAGAAAAATACATAAAAGCCCATATGAAAGCAGCAAGTGTTTATGCCGAACTTTCTACAGCAAAAAGATTACAGGTAGGTTGTGTAATCGTCAAAGACAATACCATTATTGGCATAGGTTACAATGGTATGCCGTCTGGTTGGGATAATAATTGCGAAGAACTTGAATATGTGCTAAAATCTGAATGTCAGCAAAGTGACAAATTTATGTTGCATAATGGTTATACCGAAACGGCACATGGATGGTCAAAACTACATTCTAAATCAGAAGTGCTTCATGCCGAATCAAACGCCATAGCAAAGGTTTCTCGGTCAACAAACTCAAGTGATGGGGCAACAATGTTTATTACCCATGCACCATGCTTAGAATGTGCTAAAATGATATATCAGTCGGGAATCAAGGAGGTCTATTTCAAAGAAACCTACAGAAGTAAATCGGGTATTGAATTTTTGAAAAAATGTAATGTTAAAGTTATTCAATGTGAGGAGTAAATTATGAGCAACACTACAAAAGTGGCTAAACAATTAGCAGAAGCAAATTCTAAATTGCCTAAAGCATACAAGTATGATCTTGTAATGCGTGAGTTTGATGACAAGGTTGAGTTGATTGGTCTTGTTGATGACCCAACATATGACATTGCCGACTTTGTCGGTCGTGAAATGTTATTTCCAAAAAAATGGGTAACACTTGATGTTTATGAACCATCTACAAAGGTAACAGTATGAGTGAAATAGTTTGTATTACATTTAAAACACATCAAACAATTATTGGTGAAGTCACTGAACAAGGTGATGATATTGTAGTAAAAAATCCTATGCAAGTCATTGCTGTGCCACCACGTGCTGCAAATGATCCTGGTGGTGTTGGTTTTGCACCATATCTTGCTTATGTTGAAGAGTTTGACAAAGGCATCAAATTCAAGTATGATGATATTTTAACAGTCAATACGCCTGTGACCGATTTACTATCTCAATACAGAAAAATGTTCAGTCGCATTGAGATAGCGCCACCAGGTCTTAAACTTTAATGTCAAAATACTATACAAATGTTTGTGTCCACGGCAATAACATTCTTTTTCGTGGAGTAAACAATGGGCGGAGAGTAAAGAGCAAAGTCAAATACTCTCCGTCTTTGTTTGTACAATCTAATAAACCATCTCAGTGGCGTTCATTGTTCAATGAGCCACTAGAGCCTATGACTTTTGATACTATTCGGGAGGCACGTGATTTTGTCAAACGTTACGAAGATGTTTCAAACTTTAAAATCTACGGCAATACACGCTATGAATACGCCTTCATTGCTGACAATTTTAGAGGCATTATTGATTGGGATATTTCTCATCTCTCTGTCGTATTCATAGACATTGAGGTTGGTTCAGAAAATGGTTTTCCCGATCCATACAAGGCTACTGAGCCTATTACAGCAATCGCCATTCATCAATTGAATGGCGGTACTACAGTTTATGGTTATGGTAATTATGAGGTGAAAGGTGAAGAAACTTACGTTCGTTGCGAAGATGAAATCGATTTGTGTGAACGGTTTATTGCTGACTGGTCAAG